TGTGCCTGTTACCGATGGAACAGTAACTAAGTTACCAGCACCCGATGCTAACTGTAATACACCTGAGTTATCGGCAGATTGGGTTAATCCACTTGTAGTTGTGGCTGTAATAATTGAAGCCATTATGCTGCTCCTAATTCTTTTAACTCATCAAGCGTTGTGGCTTGGTCAGCCAGCGCTGTAATATCACGCAAACGCTGCTTTTCAGCAACAATAGCGGTTGTATCTTTGCCTTCTTCTAATGCTCTCTGAAACGCTACATCTTGAGCCTGTAATAAAGGAGTACGCTCTGCTCTTAGTCGTTTTTTAGTAATCGCTTTAGCTTTATCTAAGTTAATAGTAATCATACGTACTCCCAAGCATCTCTAAATGTTCTGTCCGATGGAATGTCTGAGACATCTACAATCTTGTATGGCTTGCCAGCAAGTACATCCTTGGCGGCTAATTCTTCAATAGTATTGTCTGTAAGATATTCAAGCGTAGGAATGATGATAGCAACACCGCCATTATCAGTAGGGTAAATAATTCTTTGATTCATAATTAGTCCTTTGATTATCGGAATACTGCTACAGAAACAATAAGGCAATCTAAAGCTAAAGGCCCTGCTGGGTTATATCCTGACAAAATACCAACGCTACTTGTGCTAGAGTCAGTTCTTAATTGAGTAGTAAATGTATTATATGTATTACCAGTATTATCTTGCGATGCAGATGAACATACGGTGTAGTTAGTGTCAGGCATAGCAGTCGTTAGATTGATTGCATAGTTACCAGTTCCATTATCAGTAATAGAACTCACATTACCACTACCACGAATAGCTATCGTACCAGTACCGTTAAAGTTTATCCATGCACGACAACCGTAAGCTACTGCACTAGAACCGTAACCTGAGTTGAAAGACAGATTACCTGCAACCGATAAGTTATTTGAGCCATCTAAAACAGCTACAGTTCCGCTTGTGGCTGGCAAATTCAGCGTGGTAGTACCAGCAATAGCTGGTTCTTGTAGCGTAATGCTGCCCGATGTACTTCCGACTAAAACAATAGACATTATTTACTCCTTTTATTTATTTTAGTGGTTTTCATCTTAAAGCACCACCCATCTTTCATCAGAAGAAACGGTAACTGTAACTCCAGCGTTAATAGTAATTGGCCCAACGCTTTCGGCTGATTTGCCTACTGGAATTGTATAGTTTGTTGTAACTACTCTAGTATTTTCAACAAATACGGTATCACCACCACCGCCTGTAGCACCACCGCCTAATTGACCCCATGCACCACCTTGATAGCCTTCAAACTGGTTTGTATCGGTGTTGTAACGCATTTCACCATCTACAGGTACGGCAGGTCTTTGTGCAGTAGTCCCCTTAGGGATCAACATATAACCAGTACCGCCAAAAATAGGATTTACAAAAGCAGCAGTAAATTGAGTGAAATTAACGCTATCGCCTGTAGTTGTTCCTGCAGCTAAATTAATAAGTTTGTAGTTATTTAAGTCTAAATTGCCAGTAGCAGGGGTTTGACCATCTGAAGCCAATGAACCTGTTAAAGCGGCTGCAATGTCACCTAAAGTGCCGTTAGCCCAAGTTGACGAGACACTGGTCTGTGTGACTACAGGGTTACCTGCTGGAAGGTTGTAAACCCCCGATCCGTTTCTAGACATTATTTTTTCCCTTTTAACGCTTTTGCCATATCTTCAGGCTTGTAATTAATTGATTCTTGAATCTTTTTTTGCAATGCTTTTTGTTGGGCTTTTTCAAAACTATATTTAGTAATTGATCCTATAACAGGTATTTTACCAACAGGGCTTGCAGAAATGCGATCTAAGGCTTGAATTAATGCGCTAGAAGTATTGGAATAGTTGGCTGCGCCTTTAAGTGGTGCATTGACCAAAATAGTGGTTTCCATTAAATCTCGTATTTCTTGTGCGCCTTTTTTGCCAAACAGGTAATCTAGCTTGCCGTCTTGATCTAGTTCACGCACAACCGACTTAAACTTAGCAGGGCTTACGACTGGATTGCCAAAGCTGTCTGTATCAATGGATTGCGTAACCTTGTCTTTTAGGAACTCAATGGTCTGACCTTGTAATTCTCTAAATGCTTGCTGACCTTCAGGGCCAGCCTTTTTAAGTGCATAACCAAGATTCTTAACATCATCCAAAGAACCGTTAATAATCGACTTTTGAAATACATCCTCAAAAGCTACTACACGATCATCAGAGTTTGGTTTAGTCCGAATAAGGCGATCTACTGCGCCAATGTTTTCAAAGCGTTGTGAGTAATCCTGACGCAATCTGCGGGCATTTTGGTACATTTCACCGCCTTGACCCTCAGTTATCGTATTGATAATGTCTTTCATCTCCCTGCCATAGACTGCGGCTGGAGTGTTAGGTTCAAAGTTTTTATTAATAACTTGGTAAATATCTTCAAGCGAATTAATAGATACCGTATTTGTGCTTTGAGGATCGTTTTTGGCTAGTTGCTCATTAACAACATCAAGGATTGGGGCAAGTTTTGACCGTACCGTAGGAGTTTGGTTGTTAATATAAGCGGTCAATGGCGCATAGTCTACTGGGGCTTCTGTTTCACCCTGCAATTTTGCTGCGGTGTAAGCCTTGTTAATTTCATCTTTAGCTTGGTTAGCCTGTTTAATTAAAGTGTCTGTTACTGCTTTACCAGTAGCCCTTAGTCCAAACTGCTCTTTGCCAGTAGCGTCTACAAACGCATCAAAGTTTTGCAAAATAGCGTCATTACGCTTGGCTTGGGCTTCAATTAGCGGCTTGCCCATTTCAGGCATTGCTTTAGGTGTTTCTATCTCAAATTGTTGTTGCCCTAAATCTCTTTCGGCTTGACCTTTACTTAACTGTACTGGTACACGCAACTGCTGTGCCATTTGGGTGCGAGTAACGGCTTCAGGTGTTTGCGCTGCGCCTACGCCTGCCATTGTTGGCTGTGGTTCTCTGCGTAAGGCTTGTGCCATTCTGTTTGTAGTCTGCGTTATAGGCTGCACTACAGATTGTGCTTGATCTGCACCTGCACCAGCCATCCGAGCGTAACTTGGAATCATGCCAGCACTAGGAATAATAGGGGGCAGTTTACTGGCTTCAAACGCACTACCAATGCTTTGCAATATATCTTGGCTTACAGGGCTAGTAGGCTGATAGGTAAAGCGCTGTGATAACTCAGGGCGATCTAAACGCTTATTTGTGCCTTGCTGAATGTTTTCAATAGCACCTGCGCCAATACCGATAAATGGTGCAGCAGCACCAGTAATCATGGTTGCAGGCACTTCATACAATGCTTTTACCCGATCTATCATGGTGCGGGGTGGTTCTTGCACTACAGGTGGATTTGGTACTTCACCTGCTACCGTAGGAACATCGCTGGTAATGATATTGCCCCCACGATTAACACCTAAATACGCATCAGGGTCAAATCTGCCTGAAGTTTGTGGGGATTGTTGTGCAAGATAACGGTCAGGGTCAAACGCCATATTATCTTCCTAAACGCTGTCTAATTTGTGCAGAACGGGGATCATTGGGGTTTGAACTAGCCCAATTTAACGCCTCTTTATCTTGTGGTGACAATTGAGCATCAACAATTTGGTTAATTTGCCGTACACCACTTGGGCCAGCCTGCGCTTTAAGAGCGTCAATAGCCAATTTACGAGCATCTTGCTTTTGTTTAATAACTTTGTCAGTATCACCTACTTGTGGGAAATACTTTCTTTCTTCGTTTTTGTATTCATCTACGCCAATTGCTGCACCTGATTCTTTACGCAATACAGCGCTTACAAAGTTTCTACGAGCTTGCTCTACTTGTTGTTGTTCCCCACTTGGGCCACCTAAAACAGAAGGCAATGGGTTAAGTGCAGAACGAACACCTTGCTCTAATTGTTCTCCAACAAAAGGTGTCATTCCAGCTACACCACCTAAGGCAGTACGAATTGCACCAGTATTTGTAACGCCTTGTTTTTCTAATTCAGTAGCAATGCGGTTTGCTTCAATAGCCCTTGATCCAAAAGCTACTGAATTACCTTGTGCTTCAGTAAGTGGTTTACCACCACCAGTTAAAGGTTGCCCATTTGCGCCAATTACAGGCTTGGCTTGGCCTGTACGGGTATCTACTAAAAAAGTGCCATCATCACGCTCTACCACTTGACCAGCATTAGGCTTGTCAGGGGCTTGGAATATTACTTTGCCAGTTTCAGGGTTTATTAAATAGTTGCCAACTGATACAGGTGAACGAGGCTTTTGACTGCCTGCTGCAACTTCTTTGACAGTACCATCGGGCATAGTCATAAATCGTTTTGCACCTTCATTTAAAGTAAACGCTTCAGGATCAGCCATCATCTTGGTAAACGCTAAGTCACGCAAACGCTGTGGCGATCTTGGGTCTTGGTACAAGTTAGCGTATGCCGCCTGTTGGTTTGGTGCTACTGCGGCTCTAGATTCTTGTAATGGAATATTGCCACCAGTAGGCATTGGCCCAGCCTGTGCAGCAAACATTTCTGCTGGTGTACCTTGCTTGGTTTTCATAAAATCAGCAATGGCTTGGGTTTCACCAGTACGCAATTTTTCGGCTAATGCTTGATTTTGTTTTTCTGCTTTATCGGAAAAATAAGCACCTGTAGCCATATTTGCAAGTTGTGCAAGGTTTTGGGTAATAGATGGGGCTACATAGCGACCACTAATCATCTGACCTTCAGGCATAGGGGAAGCTGTAAGCATCTGCGCTAAACGCTGTGAACGGGCTAAATCCTGTGCATCAGTAGTATATGCAGCAGGAACGCTTGTAGGCTGGATTGCTTGTCCGCCAGCTTGTCCAGTTGTAAATATTGCCATGATTACATTTCTCCGTTGCCGTTACCCATAGGGATTTGACCTTGACCACCAAATCCATAAACATTGCTTGGATCATTTGTTTTCATGGCAGTTTGAGCATTGAGGTAAGGGTTGCCTTTATTTTGAGCATACGGGTCGTTCATCGTACGCAATGCCATTCCTAGCTTTATTGGGTCAATACCACTCATAGGGTTCTTATTAATCCCCAAAGCCTGAGATGCAAGCTGTGAACCTTGTGTATTCATGGCATCTTGGGCTTTTTGCCGACCTGAAGTGTCCATCACTTGTGATTGACCATAGATGTCTTGTTGCATCGCTTGTGGGGCAAATTGTGATAGGTAGGGATTCATAGGAAACCTTTATAAATATTTGATTCTGCTGTTATTACATTATCGATTTTTTTTACGATTTCGACAATAGATTCGTACTTGCTAGGGTGGTTCTTTTTGATGTATTTAAAGCGTTCAGAACTTTCAGCCATATAAGCGGTACAGTTCCAGCAATCTAGGCTTGAATGAGCCATAGATAGCCTTTCGTCAATAACTACATCTTTGCTACGCAGATAATCAATTACTTCGTTATCTGTCCAGCTTTCGATCGGCAAGTGATATTCGATCCCATTCTCAATATGACCTGACTTAATTGGCGCACGATGTGCTTCTGAGTTACGTTGACCCCTGATAATCCCTGTAACGCCAATCCTACGCATTTCGGCATCGCAAGGAATCCAAAAGTTTTCAGAACAACACTCAAAGTAGCTACGCACTTTAAAGTCTTTAATACTAGTTACTGATTGTCCAAGTAGAGTGTAATTCACAGGAACTACATCTACTGGATAACCCTTGGATTTAATGGATTCAGGCTGATTTGTTTTAATTTCAAGGAAATTTGGTACATCTACCTTAACTTTTTCCATTAACGCTTCAATTTCAGGAAAATTAGCTCCTGTATTGACCCAAACAACCAAAACTTTGTCTAAATGCTGTTCTAACAAATGCAAGCAAGCAAGGGAATCTTTACCGCCTGAAAACATCAAAGCGACCTTTTCGTGGCGATTAAAGAAGTCTTGCATTAGAACGCCATTGCCGCAGTACCAGCCAAACTCATTAAACCGCTTGTCATGCCTGATTGACCTGCTTGTGCTGCATTAGCAGAAGCGGTGTCGTAGTTACCTTGTGCGGTTGCTGCTCCAAGCATATCTGCACCCCGTGTAGTAGCTTGCTGGGGAACGCTAACATAGCTAGGGTTTGTGACCTGTGCGCCTGTTCTGACAGCATTAAGCGTGTTTAATGGTTCATTACGCTGATAAGCTGCTTCGTTAAATCCTTGTTGACGGGCTTGTAAGCCAGTACCAAAGCCTTGTGTAGTAGCACCTAAACGCAAATCATTCTCTTTTTGACCCTGTACACGCATAGCTTCTTCGTATGCTTTTGAACCTAAGGTAATACCTTGGTTTGCAAGTCTTTGTGCTGTTTGCTCACGCCCTTGTTGAATCTGTGGGTCTAGGCGAGCCATGTAAGCATCTTGATAGGATTGCCCTGCATCAAACCCTAAAGACGGAAGATTTTGGGTTGTAAACGGGTTGTCAAGCATATTCTCGACATAACCTAGACCTTTACCAGTTAACTCACCAAGACCTTCGCTGGTCTGATTTTGATAGTCTAATAGCCGTTGTTGCGATGGTGATAGCGTCTGTGTCGCTGTAAATGTAGGATTGCCAAATTGATCTAAATCAGGATTTTGGGAATAAGTTAGCGCACCATAAGGCGTAACTTGATTTACACGATTAGCGGCTGCGGCTGCACGAGCAGCATCTAAGTCACCTGCGGCAGTTTCTTTTGCAGCAGCTCTGTAATCAGGTGGTGGGGGTGCTGATCCGCCTTTTCCCATATCTTTCTCCTATGTATTTACACTTATCTTTTGTCATTACAAAAAATAACAAATCGCCAGTAGGAAAAACATCGAGTAATCGTGCTTTTTCCTCAAAACCTAATTTCTTAACAAAATCAATCGATAAATCATTATCGCTAATTACTGGGGCTATTATATTCTGAACCCCTAATTGTTCAAAGGGGTAGTCAAAAATAACATTTAAATACCTGCGAGTTAATGGTTCTTCGACTGCAATATGCGTTGTTACTGAAACTTGGTTGTAATCTTCGTACCAAACACCTGCTACTATCCTGCCATCCTTGACCCAGCCAATAGTGCTGGAATTATCAGGGGTAAAGACTGCGTTGCATCTTTGAGCCACCCAAGGGCCAACAATAGACTTATCAGTCAATAGCATTAAATAATAGACCCTTTCTCCATTACATAATCCGTACTAGCCCAACGTAAATCAATCCCTTGTGATGCCACATTAATATTGACTGAACCTGCGTAGCCAAGCCCACTAACTCCCTGCCAAATTTTGGTAGTTACAAGACCGCCACCCCAGTTAACATCATCCCACAAGGATATATCCCAAATACCCGTGTTGGTAATTGAAGGGTTAAACGCTATCTGATTGGTTAAAGGTACTGTGTCAAAGTCGGTGGATATACCGCATAGCACGGTCGGAAGTCCGTTATCCGTTTGCAATATTGGGCGGACAAGAGTAAATCGTTTTTGTTGCCCACGAGTGTCAAAGTAGTTGTAAGCCTGTTGACAGGTTGCCACAATGTTGCTTCCATTGTCGCTAAATGTAGTGTAAAAATCACCAACAAAGCCGTCACCGCCAAAGTGCATATCCGCATCGCCTGATACTTCCCAGCAAAAGGCCTCAATTCCTGTGAATCTAGACCAAGATTTTGTAATTGTGTGCATTACATACTGTTCCATCCCATTAGTAGTAGGAATTGACAATATGAGCATATTTTCAGCAGCAAAATGGTTAATTTGCCACCCATCTAAAGCATAGTATTGCGTGGTTGCTTGACTAACCGCATAAAATATTTTATCGGTTAGGTTTACACGGGGGTCAAGCCGTGATGATTGCAATGCTGCTGTAAGTGGCAATAAACCGCCTTGTGTCAGCAATAATAGATCTCCGCCCCATTTATAAAAGCATCTACGGGTAAATGTTTGACCTATCTGCCATACACCGATTAATGCCCAATCAGTAGGATCGCTAGGGTTTGAACCCTTGTAAACAATGACTTCACCCATGCTAGTAACAAATACGGCTAAATCATCAACGCCATAACCAGCGTCAAGTGTCCATGTACCCATTGCTTGCAGGTAACCGCCATTACGGGCTACACCGCCTAAGGGAAATCGGCTTAATGCACCACTAATTTCGTCAACACCACCATACCAAAAGTCTAAGGTGTCTTTTTGGCAGTAATACAAGCGGTTTTTGAACAGGTTTACATTGGCTAAAGTTGACGAATCTACGCCAGTTAAGCCAAATACGGTGTATGTGCCAACTACAGTAGCGTCTGCCGTTGGTGCAGTTGCCATCACATAAGTAAAAGTGCTTGCACCTGTTACATCAATAACATAAGTTCCGTTGTAGTTGTTTTCAGTTGCACCTGTAATGGTGACCCTATTTTTATCAACTAATCCATGCGGTGCAGCAGTAGTTAAAGTAGCCGTAAGGTTACCTGTACCACCCCTTGTAATGGTGCTGATTGTTTGAGCAGTCGTAGTTGTGGCTTGGAATGACCAGTTTGTGCCATCATAGACTAGGGCAGGATCTACACCACTCACCGCAGTCAAGAAATGACCGCCAGTATTGGTTAAGTTAATGTGTTGCCACTTTGCCGTAGAAAGACCAGTAAAACGCTCTGTAAGCGTTCCTTTTGTTTCGTATATCTTTGTATTGGCAAACGCAAATAACTCGTAGCTGACGGGCTTAGAGTAGTTCATAAGGCTTAGAACCCTACCTGCAATGCCAGTTGCCGATTTGGTATAGCCCTTACGCAATGTTACATCCGTAGGGGTAGGGAAAAAGTTGTTCATCTGTACAGCATCTAATGGCTGCATTTCTGCCAATGAATCTCTAGCATTCCAACCGCCAATAGGCGATGGAAGCGATGTAGTCATTGCAGTCTGTCTTTTAGCAACCGCCATGTTATAATATCCCCATATTTAACATTAGGGGATTAAAATGGAAAAATGGCTTGATGTTCTTGGCTTTGAAGGTATTTATGAAGTTTCGGATCATGGGAATGTTCGCTCTATTAAATCAGGAAAACTTAAAAAAATTACCACAGATAAAACCACAAATAGACCTTTTTTGAATATTTGGAAAAATAACAAACAATCGGTTGTTCGTATTCATAAATTGGTTCTTGAGGCATTTGTTGGCAAAAAACCAAATGGCATGGAATGTTGTCATAACGATGGAAACCCATTTAACAATAATTTGTCTAATCTTAGATGGGACACTCCAAAGAATAACCACGCTGATAAAGTTAAGCACGGAACTACCAATCGTGGTGAGCGTTGTGGTACTGCTAAATTGACGCTTGACCAAGTTAATGCTATTCGCAAAGATGAGCGACTTCAGCGTGTAATAGCAGAAGAATATGGCGTACAACAAAGCCTTATTAGTCGCATTAAAAATGGTGTTCGGTGGCAACATGATGTTTAGATTATGATCCGTAGTTGGTGTCAGGTATGTTTGCCCAACCGATAAGTACGGCACTTGGGCTAGGAGCAAAGGACAATGTAGCAGAGCCTTTGTCGTTAGCCTTGGCAACGCTTAAATAGCGGTTATAGTCTTGTTGCAATGCAGTAGTATCAAACGATTTGATTTGGAAGTATTTGAGTTTAGTCAACAATACGATAATTGAATCGTCTAATACAGATGTATCAGTATCGGCAGTAAAACTGTTTTTTACTTGATTTGTGGCACTTCTAGCCCATCCTTTAGAGCGGTACTCAAATCCTAGGTATTCTAAAGTGCTGTATGGTGGCCATATCTGAAACTCATTGCCAAGAATACGCCAACGAACCCGAGGGCCTGTAGAAATATAGCCCGATTTGAGCCATTGCCATTGTTGTGCATCAACTGGCCCAAGCATCTGCCAATGTTTAGTTTTGTCCCAATGGGTGTTATCTGTAACGGTTTCATAATCAGGCGGTAAGGGATACTTCGTTTTACTGAAGGT